TGCAATCGTCAGATATCGAGTTAGTCAATCTGTATGCAGAAACATATCAGTTTTATTGCCAACTTAAACGCGAGCTTATCGGTAAAAAGCTAATGATGGAATACACAAACAAGGCCGGAGCAACAAATTTCATAAAAAACCCGCTTGCGATAGAACTGACAAAGACCGTTCAGGTGCTCAACAATCTTCTTCGCTCCCTTGGCCTGACACCGGCACAGCGAAAGGAATTTGCAGACAAAGGATTCATACCGACAGAGGGCGGTGAGAAAGTTGAGCCAAAGCAAGACGATTTTGAATCTTTCTAATAGCCGAGAAGCAATTGAACGCATTGAGGCATCAGGCTGCTACAGATACGCAAGCGATACTATAAGCGGCCAGATAACCGCATGCAAAAGGGTAAAACAGGCCGGGCAGCGGTTTATGAACGATCTTGACCGCGCAATAAATGACATCAGATATCCGTGGGCGCTCGATATTGAAAAAGCATATCGTCCGATTAACTTCACTGAAAAGTTCATCGTGCCGACAAAGGGTAACTATGACCGGATGACATTGCTACCTTGGCAGCATTTTGTCGAAGGAAATCTGTATGGCTGGGTTGATAAAAAGACGGGGTATCGGCGTTTTCGCGAAGGGTTGATATTGGTCGGCTCTGGTAATGGCAAAAGCACAATGATAGGTGGTATTGGAGCCTACGCGATATCTAAGGATGACGAAAGAGGGGCGGAGGCGTACTGTTTAGCCAATTCAAGGCAGCAGGCAATGATCATCCTTGGTTCATGCAAAGATCAGGTTGACGGATCACCGTTACTCAACCGACATTTTAGAACCACATCAAAAGGAATCTACTTTGACCCAACAAACGGACTTTTTGAAGCACGATCGTCGGAGAGCAAAACACTAGACGGCCTAATCGTGCATCTGGGCATATTCGATGAAGTTCAGGACTTCCAAGACTACAGCCTGATAAACCGAATAAAAGCGAAGGGTAAGAAGCGGAGACAACCGCTTTTTTTGTTTACATCAACGCTTGGAACGGTTATCGACGGTCCTTTGATGGACTATTACATTTTGGGTGGGCAGGTACTTGACGACACTGGCGCGATATCGCAACGCGCAGCGGATAGGATGTTTGTGTACATTGCAGAGATTGACGAGAACGACGAACCGGAAGATACAAGCTGTTGGATAAAAGCAAACCCATCTCTTGGAGAACTGCTGTTGCTGGATGATCTTATCGACGAATGGGAGAGATGCAAGCTTGTTCCGCAGGAACGCTCAAATTTTATAAACAAACAGCTAAATGTTTTCACCAGCGTTGATGAGCTTTCCCTGCTTGACCCTCAAACGATCCTGCAAAACAATAAAACGCGTACACTTGATTCGCTTAAGGGCCTTAACTGCTACGGCGGTTTTGACCTGGCTGAATCAGAAGATTTTACGGCGGCGTGCTTGGAATTCCCATTATCGGACAATTGGTTTTTTGTTCTTGAGCATTCATGGGTACCACAAAAAAAAGTTAAAGAGAACCATGAGAAGCTTGATTGGAAACGGCTTGAGCGCGAAGGTGTCCTCACAATTGTAGACACAGATTATGTTGAATACGAATTGCTTTTAGAATGGTTTATAAAACAACGCAAAACTTTTTCTATCGACAGCATCGGATTTGACCCCGCGAAAGCGTTTATGTTGGTGAACGCCTTGAAGGAAAAAGGATTTGTGATGAACGAAGTGCGACAAGGTGAGATCACGCTTACCGCACCAAACGATAACCTCAAGGAACGCTTCATTGATGGAAAGATCATTCATAATAATAATCCAATGTTTAACTGGTATGTGGGCAATGTGAAACTGACAAAGCGTGGGCCAACAGCGACGTATTTGCCGACCAAGCGACACAGATTCAGAAAAATAGACGGTTATATGGCGCTGCTTGCGGCACACACTGAATGGATGCGTAATCATCCGCTTATAATCCCGCCAGACAAAAAGCTTGCGACGGTAATTAAGCTTAACGATAGGAGATGATGAAAATTTGGGACTTATAAATAACCTGTTTGGCAGACGCAGAAAGCAGCGCGGACGGGCAACGCCTGACACGCAAAAGGCCGCTATTAAAACGCCGTCCGGCACAAAAAAGCTGCCATACACTAACTCGTTCTTGCCGCGATTTCTGCGGAGCGATTATACACTACAGAACAGCGAGTTGATATTCTCGGCGGTATCAAGACGGGCAAATGCACTATCTGCAATGCCGATCCAGCTCTACAGAGGTTCAAGGCAGGTTAAAAACGACCTGAATGACATTGTAAATGCACAGCCAAGCTCGTTTATGACATCGTGCCAATTTTTCAAATCGATGGAGGCGTGCTGCTGCACCGAAGGAAACGCCTATGCTCTCAAGGGGTTCAGCCCGGACGGCACACTGGCCGAATTAAAAGTGGTGGATCCATTGAGAGTAACGCCGATACTCGAAACTGATTCTAATGAGCTGTGGTATAGGATAATGCCCGAAACCGGACCATCTTATTATCTGCACAATTTTTATGTTCTTCATATCCCCTTTTTATCAACAAACGGCATAAAAGGTGTAAATCCGGTACAGGTGTTGCTTGGTACGCTGCTATACAACGACGAGATCCATACGTTTAGTGCTTCACAGCTTGAAAAGGGTGTGAACGCGCAGATTGTTGTTGAAGCCCCGGCGAACCTGGGAGAAACGCAGCGCAAAGAAACAATAGACGTATTAACGGCCACATACAAAGATACAGGCGGGAATATTCTGTTGCTTGAATCCGGACTGACAGCAAAGACGCTGAACATGTCGCCTGTAGATTCGAGGCTGTTTGAGGTCGAAAAGATATCTCGAAGCAAGGTCGCGATGGTCTATAACATACCGCCTCACCTGCTCGGAGATTATGCGGACACATCGTTTAATTCGCAAGAACAGCAGATGCTTGAATTCTTGATGCTGACCATGCTGCCCATCGTAACAGCGTATGAGCAGGAATTTAATCGAAAGCTGCTGACACAAGAAGAGCGCCGGCGCGGGATGAAATTCAAGTTCGACATGGATGCTATACTGCGTGCGGACGCTAAAACAAGGGCAGAAGTGCATCAGCTTTCTATTCGCGGCGGTTTTGAAACGCCAAATCAAGCTATGGCGGATTATGGGCGCGACAGCAAACCAGAGGGAGATAAGCTGCTTGTTTCTCGTGATTTAACAACGCTTGAATATCTCGTAAAAAATCCGGACAAATCAACAAATACACAAGGAGGGAATAATGGAAAACAATCAAAAGAGGCCTCTTAGCCTATATGGAATGTGGCTTGAAGCCCATAAAAAGAACGCTTTACCGCCTGAATGGCGGCTTGCACACAACTTTTTGACTTGGGCAACGGCCAACGAATATAAAACGGAGTATGGATACAAAGACGAATTCACACCGGGCAATCTGCTGATGGCGATGAAAGGCGATGACAAAGACGCGCTCGAAGTCGAATCGCTTGTAAAAAACCACACAGCGGCGGAGCTGAAGAAAATTACCGAGGTCATGGGTGTGGATATCGGAAAGTCAACCAAAAAAGAGGACATTGCAAAGCTGATAGTGGCTGCTGATATCCAAATTGGCGTTGATTACGGCCAACCGGACAGCGACATGACTGACAACATGACTGTTGAATTTCCGGATGAACCGCAGGTGATCGAATATGCTGGCTAATAGAAAAACTCTGGTTGCTGGCGTTGAAACCGAATTCCTATTCACAGAGTTTCAATCACACTTTGTGACGGTGAAAAATGAAACAGCCGGAGCGATTTTGTTCTGCGACGGTATCTTCGATGCAGATGAAGCGGCCAGCATCCCGGCGTTTTCGTGGCAGGCGTTTAATATTGTTGTTTTAATAGGCGATACGCCAAAATTCACGGTTAAGGCGGATGTCGCCGGGGCTGTGGAGATAGATTTCGGATCACCAGGCATGGGTGCTCTTTATTACCCGGCGCTTGATGTGGCAGGAATGATACCGCACACGCTTGCATTCACCGCCGGGAGTGATACTACGCTCGCGGCAACGCTTGTGCGGCAACATGGAGATACTCTTGATCTGGATGTACCCGTGGTGCTGGCATCTGGCGCGACAGTGTTTTCCGGTGACGTGATTTTGTTCGAAGCGGCACCAACCGACGAATATTGTGTTGCGGCGCTGAAAATAAACGGCACTTATGTTCCGGTCATTGGAGGAGAAACAACATACACCATATCAGGTGATGCTGTGGCTGAATCTGAGGCCGTGCCGCTTGAGTATGAGTTGACGCTTACGGTTGGCGACGATACGACGTTGACGGCAGATCTCATTCGCGAACGCGGCGCATCAGAAGACTTGGCCGAACCCGAAGAACTTTTGGATGGTGCAATAATCTATGGCGGTTCTATTGTCGGATTTACCGCAACATGCACGGCAGTGGATCATCACGTCGTTCTGACTGTCAACGATGCCGAACAAGTGCTCACCGAAGACAGCGTGGATTATGAGGTGGCTGGCGATACAACAGCGGTCACGGCATCTGCGGCAGATTAGGATGAACAGCATGAATAGCAACTTGATAGATGAGGCCAAGAAGTACGGCGTAAACGCCAGCCAATATAACTTACTGCCTCCGCGCAAACGAGAGAACGCTTTAAGGAATGACATAGAGCGTGCTAAAACGCGGGCAGAAAAGAAAGGAAATGCCAATGGACAGAATAAACAAACTTAAAGCCCTAAAGGCAACACCGATTAACCCTGAGTCCGACATCGCCTTGATAAACCAATATGCACATAAAGAGCTTACGCCGGAAGGCGTTTTTTGTTTCCCTGTTGTTCTCTGTGACAACGACGTTGACCGCGATACCGAGCGTTTCACAAAAGCCAGTCTTGACAAGCTTGCTAAGTTCTTCGTTGGTAAGAGCGGCATTCTGGATCACCGCTGGTCGGCTGAAAAGCAGGTCGCACGTCTGTACCGTTGCGAAACAGAGGAATCGAGCGAAAAGAACTCGCTCGGGGAACCATTGTACGTCTTGCGTGGAAGCGCCTATATGCTTAGAAACGACGCCACTACACCATTGATCGAGGCGATCGAGGGTGGCATCGTGAAAGAGGTATCTGTTGGTTGCCGCATGGGCGAATGTGCCTGTTCGATATGCGGAAAGAAACTCAAACTCGACTGGTGTACATGGACATATCAGTGCGAGACGGGACACATAAAAGGTCAGGAATACGATGGAAAGCTATGCTTCGGCGAACTCAAAGACCCGCAGGAGGCATATGAATTTTCTTTTGTTGCCGTTCCTTCCCAGCGCGGTGCAGGCGTAACAAAAGGCGTTGAAAACCTTGGTGATGCGGTTGAGCTTTTGAAGACATCGGATATCGGAAAAGTTAGGCCCGAAGACCTAAAAACTATCGGGCAGAAAATCCAGCTCGCGCTTACTGATAGCGACGAGCGAAACGAACGGGCGAAGATTCTCGCCGAAAATCAAAAATTTATTAAGGAGAAATAAAAATGGCTAAAGTAACACTATTTGACCTCAAGGAAAAAATGGCAACACTGGATGCGCAGATCGCCGCTGATGCAGAGTGGATCGCGGAGAAAGCAGCTGATCCGACGACATCCATGGAGGACATTAACGCGAAGAAGCAGCACCGCGACGAGATGACCATACGGTGCGACATGCTGAAAGCGCAACATGACAAAATGGAAGAGCAGCAGCGGCAGGCCGTTGCAATGAAAACGGGACAGGGCGGTGGCATGACTGAAAAAGACGTGACCGTCAAGACAAAAGCTGCGTATTTCCGTGCGGTGGCCACGGGTGACAAAGAAAGCGTCAAGAAAACATATGCAGGCCTTGGCGGCATACCATCCGGTTCTGCCGACATGGGCAGCGGCTCGAGCTTGCTTCCGTCCACACTGGCAAGTGAAATCATCGTTGAGCCGTATGAACAAAACTCGCTGCGCAACGTTGAGCAGACGTCGCAAATTGCTGGTCTCGAAGAGCCGCGGCTGATGTTTGACATCGACGATGATGACCTGCTTGAGGATGTTGTAGACTTCGAGACAGCCACGGAAATTGAGGCTTCATCTGATCTGGTCACATATGGCCGATACAAGACAAAAATAAAGATAAAAGTGGCCGATACCGTGGTATACGGTGCGGATGCGAACCTTGTCACCGAGATCGAAAACGGGCTGCGCTCTGGCCTTGCCAGAAAAGAAAAGCTTCGTGCTTTTGCCAAGTCTGCCGATGACGATCACAAGCACATGTCTTTCTACATGGTCGGAATCAAAGGCGTGACCGGAGCTTCCGTTGTGGCGGCTATCATGGCGGCCCTTGGTGATCTGGATGATCTGTTTCGTGCAAACGCAAGTGTGCTCATGAGAGCAGCTGATTGGTACACCTATGTGCAGACGCTTTCCAACACGGCGGGCGAACTGTTCACGGCCAAGCCGCAGGATGTTCTCGGCGTACCGGTTGAGTTCAACGACCGGGCTACGATCCCGATTATCGGAGACTTCCGGTATTCCAAGCAGAATTATGAACCAAACGCGGTTCTTGATTCTGACAAAGACATCGACACAGGAACATTCTCCTATGTGCTGACGGCGTGGGGCGATCACCAAATCAGACTCAAGAGCGCTTTCAGACTGGCGACTGTGGCCGTGGCCGTCATCGGCGGGATTGCGACAGCCGAAACGGCCAGCGCACTTGCGGGTGAGGATCTGACTGCGGTAGGTACGTTCAACACGGACGATGACAACAAACCGACGAGCGGTATTACGTATCTGTGGCAGTACAACAATGCCGGAACATGGACAAACCTCACCGATGCATACACCGGCTACAACACGGCAGTGCTGACCACGGTGAACGAACAGGATGAGGATGTCGCGTTCCGTTGTGCAATCACGTACAGCGCCGTGACGGCCTACACGAACGCCATAACAATGAGCTAAAGCAAGGAGGGCGCACATGTTAGAAATTAGCACTTTAAAAGAATATCTTGGGATGCCACCGGATGCAGCGGACACTATTGCAGAGCTTTGCCTTAAAACGGCAAAGTCAAAATGTAGAACGGCAGATATCCCGGACTTTCAAAACAACGCGCATTATGATTTGTTTCTGTGCGCCCTCTCATCCTGCTGGTACGACAATAGAGGGCTGACGTTTGCCGGAAACGGAAACGCATCAGCTGAAGATAACGCCAGACGGCTCGTAAATTCATTTGTGCTTGAATTGAGGTATGCCGAAGAAGATAAAGCATACCTCGCAATTACGGCGGGGGAAAACACAACCGTTAGCGTTTTTGACAGCGACAGCAACGTATATGAAGACGGCGCTGACTTTGTAGTCGGCACTGTGCTGACGATCACGGCCACGGCTGATGACGGGTATACCCTGACGACATTTACGGTAAATGATGTAACCGCCGTATCGCCCTATGTGCATACTGTATCTGGTGATGTAACCATCGTGACGGCAGCGACAGAAGAAGGTGTTTAAATGGCGAAATTTGCGAACGCTGGAGAACTGCGGACGCCGATCATCGTTGAGGATCTCACAAGTACGTCCGACAGCGAAGGTTATGACACCAAAGCGTGGGTGAATGTGTTCGGCACCGGACAGACGTACCGCGTGAAATGGGTTAATGCGCACGGTACAGAAGTGTTTGAAGCTATGCGCATGGACCTCAACGAACCCGCAACACTGACGGCAAGGTATAGTGATCTCATCACGCCGGAATGCCGGATACTCAAAGCGTCGGACGCCAGCAGTGCGGATAAAGAAAAGCTGTACTATGAGATCATCAGCTTTGATGATGTGGAAAACCGTCATGAATGGCTGGAGATAAAAGTTAAAAGGCAGGTGAGCGCACGATGAGCATTGAATCGCGCATCGATACGGCACTGGCGTACTTTGGATATCCGATAAAGGCCGGAACATACAGCGGCGATGATGATAAGTATTTTACTTTCAACATTGATACATTCGGCGATGACCACGGCGATAACAAGCCGCATCATGAAAAAGCGCTTATCCAAGTGCATTTGTTTTTACCGACTGGCCTCAACAGCGTTGCGACACGAAAGACCGTTAAGCTAAAACTTTTTGATGCTGGATTCGGGTACCCGACAATGACAGATGCCAGCGATAAAATCAGTCAGCATTGGGTTTTTGAAATCGAGGCGATGGAAGGAGTTGATTTATCATAGCAAAATTTACGCAAGTAGGGCTCGATGACTTGATGCTAAGCTATGAGCAAATGGCTCAAATACCGGATGAGGTTTTTGATGAGATGCTCAACGCTGGCGCTGACATCGTGGCCGAAAAGCAAAAATCAGTAGGCGAGCGAATGGGCGTGCACAAAACAGGCGTCACGCTTGATTCGATAAAAAAATCTCGCAAGACAGGCAAAACAGCCTCCCGCAGATACATTGACGTTTACCCGCAAGGCAAAAACGCTGATGGCAATAGAAATGCAGAAGTTGCCTTTATAAACGAGTACGGTAAAATAGGGCAGCCGGCAAGACCGTTCATGAGAACTGCAAATGAAGAAGCGGCGGGAGAAGTGGCAGACGTAGCCGCAGACGTACTTCACAAACATCAAGACAGCAAATAAACCAAAGAGGCTTCGGCCTTTTTTAATTTAAAAAAATCAAGGAGGTTTAAAACATGGCAGGATTCGGAAGTGAGTATGCAAGATTCTTACCGTTCGATTCAGAGGAAACAGATTTGGCCGCGCCGGTGTACGGTACGCCCGTGAGTCTTGGGCCTCTCGCGACAGGCAACCTAGCGATCACAAATGCATCAGGCGAACAGTACGGGGAAAACAAGCTTCAGGAGAGTATTGATAAGTTTGCATCTGGTGCGATTCCAATGGAAGTAACGGATTTACCCAAAACGTCCGCCGCAACCGTATTCGGAGCAACATATAACGCAGAAAACAGCAAGGTCGATTATGGCGCAGACGATACGCCGCCTTACGGCGCATTGCAGTACATCAGGAACATTCTACGAAATGGCGTGGAGATTTTCGAGGCAAACCACTATACAAAGGCACGGGCGGCACGTCCTGGTGACCCTACGCAAACAAGATCGGGATCAATCACGCTTCAGAACACGACAATCAACTGGAAGATCATGGCCCCGCTTCACACGGATACAAAGTGGCAGTACACGGCAGAGTTCGCCACACGAGCGCTTGCAATCGCGTATCTTGATTTGATCGGCGGCACAAACTCTCTGATTGGCGGCACGGCTGCAGGTGAGACAGAAAGTCTGCTTGCAGGTGAAGATTTAACCGCTGACCCGATATTCAGCGGGTCACCTGAACCCACCACGGGCATCACGTACCTGTGGCAGTATTTTAATGCTGGTGTTTGGACAAGCCTCACAGAGTCATACGCCGGATACAACACAGATACGCTGACCACGGTGAACGAACAGGATGAGGATTTGGAATTCCGCTGCGCAATCACCTACAATGGCATGACGGCGTACACAAACAGCCTAATAATGACCTAATGATATTGGGGGCCTCGGCCCCCTTTATTATCAAAGGAGAAGGATATGGACGAAAAACTCAAAGTAATAACAATTGGCATGGCACGTGGAACAAGCGCAGTGATTGCAGGAACAGAATATTTCTTTCTTTATGATGGAGATACGATATTTGATGTGCAAAAGGAGTTTGGCCCATGCATATTACCTGGGCTTTCGATAAAAGAGCAAAATGGAGCATCAAACATATTGCGCGTCAGCGAGATATTGACAGAATGCGCCGCACGTAAATGTAAAAAATACGGCATATTGGATGTGCCGGTATTCAAAAAAGATGAATTTATGCAGCTTGATACTGCACCATATATGTTTCTTGATTTACAAAAAGCATGCGGCGACGCAGCAGACATCGGTTATGTTCGCGAAATCAAAGACGAAACGGAAGAGATTGATTTGATTCTGCTGAAACATCAAAAAAAAACGGTTATAGAAGAGCAATCTACATCCAAAACGGTATAACTGTCGGGCTATCGGCGGGAGAGACTATGGACTTAAATCCAGGCACATTAAATGACTTGGTTGCGTTATATGAAAAAAACCATAAACAGGAGGATATGAAATGAGTTTTACATTTAGAGACCGCATGATGAATTTAAACATTGCGGGAGTTGAATTTGAGATTGATGCGAGAAGCGGCGAGGAACTTTCGCGGCAAAAGGACGAACTTATAGGGGCGGGGAAGGCGTATCAAAGTGGTGCAAAAACGCAGGAAGAGACTATAAGTTTTTATGCTGAGAAAATCAACAAAACGCTCGAAAATGAAGAAGCGTTTGCCAAAATATTTAAAAACCGAGTTCCAGACGTGCGTGATTGCCTTGACATTATGACCTATATCGCGAATGAGGTAACTGCATTTAACCGGACCAGCGCGTTTGTAGAAGGTATGGTTGATATATCGTTGCCAAATAGGGTGCAGCGCAGGGCGGCGGCAAAGAGCTGAAATGGAACCGCGTGAAAAAATCAAATGCCCCTATTGTGGTTATGAAATGCCGGTAGAGCGCGACAAAAAAGCAGTCTGCAAAGGCATTTTTGTTAAATGCAAAGGCCGCAATTGCGGAAAGGTATTTGAAATCATTATAAAACCTGACAAGTAGTGCCTAGTGCCGATGTCTGACGAAAGGGTGATGATATTGGCACAGCGCACTATATCAACCAGAATTGCTATTGACGGCGAAGCTCAATACAAACAATCCATATCCAACATCAACGCTGAACTGAAAAAGTATTCGTCAGCACTTGGCCTTGTCCAAAGCGAATATAAATCAAACGCGAACAGCATGGATGCGCTGACATCAAAACAAAAAGCTTTATCTGATTTACAGTCTACGCAGACGGTTAAAGTCAAAGAGCTTAACGCTGCCTATAAAAATGCCCAGTCTGCCGTTGATGCTTATAAAGACCGCAACGGAGAGCTGACTCAAAAAATAACGGCAAACGAAGCGGCTCTCGAAAAACTCAAAAATACAGAGGGCGACACATCCGAAGAACAGCGAAAGCTTACCGAAGAAACGACAAAGCTCAAAAGCGAACTGGCTGAAAACGAAGCTAAAATGACTGCTGCTGAAAAAGGTGCAAACAACTGGCAGACATCTCTTAATAAGGCACAAACCGAGCTTAATAAAACCAACGACGAGATCAAACAAAATGATAAATATCTTGGCGAGGCCAAAAACAGCACAGACAAATGCGCGAAGTCTATAGATGAATTCGGCAATAAAACTAATAGCTCCGCAAAAAGCCTTGATACGTTATCGACCGCTTTAGTATCGGCGGGAATTGTTCAAGGGCTAAAAAAAATGGCGGATGCTTTTGTGGCATGTGCCGAAGCCTCCGTTGCTTATGAGAGCGCCATGACGGGCGTTGAAAAAACAACGGATTTAACAGATGCGCAATTGTCCGAAATGTCCGAATCGTTCAAAAAGCTGTCTGGCGTTATTCCCGTTACCGCATCCGATCTTGCCGGCATAGCAGAGAACGCAGGGCAACTGGGTATCGCCAACGACTATATTGTCAAATTCACGGCCACAATGGCTGATTTGGGTGTTGCAACAAATCTATCGGGCGAAGAAGCGGCACAGATGCTTGCCAAATTTGCAAATGTTTCCGGCATGGACGAAAAATATTACAGCAACCTTGGTTCTGCGGTCGTTGCGCTCGGTAATAATTTTGCAACGACAGAGGCCGATATTGTAACGATGTCAACGCGCCTTGTATCTGCAGGGACGCTGGCCGGACTGACAGAGCCTGAAATACTCGCGCTTGCGACAGCAATGTCTTCTGTTGGTATTGAGGCTGAAGCTGGCGGCACGGCCATGACACAAACGCTTAACGCGATTGAAAAAGCGGCTGTTAAGGGCGGGAAAAGTCTGGATCAGTTTGCAAATATAGCCGGGATGTCATCAGAGGAATTTGTTCTAAAATGGAAGACGGCTCCGATTGAGGCAGTTCAGGCGTTCATAGCCGGACTTGGCGGTCTGGAAGCAAAGGGTGAAAGCGCGACACTTGTTCTGGACGATATGGGCTTGTCCGGCATAAGGCAATCCAACATGCTCAAGTCTTTAGCGCTGGCCTCCGGACAGCTTTCCGGTGCAGTTGATTTGTCTAGCACGGCGTGGCAAGAAAACATAGCGCTTACGAAAGAGGCGCAGACCAGATACGGAACGACTGAAAGCAAACTGAAGCTACTGGACAACGCCTTTAACAGGGTGCAAATTACGGTTGGAGATCAACTCAATCCGGCCATGCAAATGTTCATAGACGCTGGGACAGGCGTTCTTGATTGGATAGATGATTTTATCAGCGAGAATAAATGGGTTGTTCCTATCATAACCGGTATCACTGTAGCTTTGGGTGTATTGACAGTGGCGCTCATTTTTTCGTCTACGGTTGTAAAAGGAACAGTTATACCAGCAATCAAAGCAATGACAGCTTCGCTGATGGCGAACCCCGTATTTCTTGTTGTTACCGCTATAGCGGCTCTGACTGCCGCGTTGATCACGCTCGTTCCGGCATTACTCCAAGCGGATGAAGAGAGCCAAAAGCTTGCAGAGAATACAAAAGCCCTGTCGGATGAAATGAACTCTGCCGCCGAAGCCTATGAGAAAAATTCCGTTGCAGCAGACGCGCAGGCGCAGACAACGGACGTGCTGATAGACAGGCTTGATGAACTGGCAGGAAAATCCAAACTGACAACGGCGGAGACGATGTTGCTTAAGGGAACCACCAAAGAACTTGCCGATATGTACCCTGAGCTTAACAGCTTGCTGAGCGACAACACCGCCGAATTGACCAAAAGCATACCTGAAATAAAGCGGAGAGTCGAAGCCCTAAACGCACAGCAAGAAGCAGAGATGCAGCGTGACAGAATCATTGAATTACAAACCGAACAATCCAAAGCAGAGCAGCAATTGGCTGAAAACGAACGGAAGCGGCAAAAGATTCTTGCAGGTTTAACATCGGAGCAAAAAAAACATATATACGGCCTTAGCGACGCAAATATGGAAACCCTCTCATATCATTCAGCGGTTATGCTTTTAGACGATGAATTGCGCGAAGCCACATCGAGCCTCGAAGAACTGGCTGAGTCTGATAATGCGCTAGGCGACAGCCTTGAAAACACAACTGAATCTCTGGCGTTAAACCAAGAGCAGTTTGATGCCAATGCCGAAACCCTTGCCAAGTACGGCATGACGGTAGACGCTTACAACGCCGCGGCGGACACCATGAACGAGCAGCAACAAGAGCAGTATAACCAGATGCTGCTGCTTGAAGGCGAGCTGGCTAATCTCTCGGCAGCCCACGAAGTAGCTTACAACGCGGCATATGACAATATTAACGGAGCAATCGGGCTGTTTGAAAACATGGAACTTGAAGGCGAAAAAAGCATTGACGACCTCATTGGAAGCCTAGATACGCAAATCGTTTATATGGACACATATGGCGCCAACCTTAAAAAGGCTATGGAAATGGCCGTTGATGAGGGTCTTGTTCAGAAGCTGTCCGATGGCTCAAAGGAATCTGCGGGGATACTGGCCGGAATTGTTCAGGGCGGCGAAGATGAAATTAAGGCGCTCAATGAGAAGTTTGGGCTGGTTGAAGAAGGCAAGGGAAAATTCTCTGGCGTTGTGGCGGATATGGAAACCGATTTTAACACGAACATGGATGCCATTAACACGAAATTAGACGGTCTTGTTAAAGACATGAACAAAGCCGATACTGCGGCTACGGCGGCAAGACAAACTGGATCAAGTTATGCAAGTGGGCTAAGAAGTAAATATACAGAGGTATACAACGCCAGCGCCCATCTGGCAGAAGGGGCTAATAAAGGCTGGACAGACTATTATCAACAGCATTCGCCTGCGAAGCGTGCCATCGATACAGGGGCACAGACGGCTGACAGTTACGCAATGGGCATAGAGTCCAAAACAAAACACATCGAAGAGACAACGGGTAAATTCGCTCTTGCTGCAAACGATGCATACATTGACAAAATGAAGGAAGTCACGATTAAAGCCACGCCGATAAGGTATAACCTGTCGAGCGTTTCACAGAGGCAAGAAGCACCGGCAAGATCACGCGGTGGCAATATCACGATACAGGTTTACGGCAAAGGCATGATTGTACGCAACGAAAGCGATATCACAAAAATATCACAGCAGCTGGCCAAGGAAGCGAAACGAAAAATTGCAGCGAAGGGAGGGCGGGCATCTTGATGTATGCATTGATTGATGGAGTAGACACGCAGGATTATAAACTCCGCGTTACCGCGCTGCCGCCAATACAGATTGCGCAAAAACGTGTCGAACTGATAACGATACCTGGGCGATCAGGATATTTGACGCAGTGGGATGGATCTTATGAGGAGGTCGCCAAAACGGCGGCCTTTTTCTATAAGGATGAATGTCCCGAAGCAATCGCACGGCTCATCCTTGAGGGCAAAACCATCACGTTTTCAAACGAACCCGACAAAGTTTACGACTATCGAATCGATATTGCAACCGACCTAATAAAAACAATATCAACATGGCATCAATTTGAAGTCCAGATAATTTGCAATCCGGTAAAGCGTGAAATAGAACCCGCATCTATTACGGCAGGCGCATCTCCGATTATGCTTATAAGCCCATGCAATCATCCGGCGTACCCTACAATCACGCTAACCGGAACGGGTGACGTGACACTGACCGTGGGCGATCAGGAGATCAGCCTGACGGGCATCAGCCCGTCAATAACCATCGACGGTGATTTGATGGAGTGTTATCAAAGCGACACGCTGACCAGCGATAAAATGACAGGTGACTTTCCTGTCATTGGTGCAGGCGAAACCATAAGCATCAGTTGGACAGGCAGCGTGACAAAGGCAGAAATTTTACCAAACTGGAGGTGGGTATAGTGCGTATTTACGCGCCAACCTCAACGCCTGCACAGTTGGCCACAAACGGGATAGGTAATTTGTTGTGTGAATCAGCCACGGTGCATGAAGAGATAAATGGCGAATTCAGCCTTACATTGGAGGTCGCACAGGCATCAGAACATTTGGACGACGTTATCATTGGTGCTATCGTCAAAGCTGATACGCCGCGCGGTCCGCAGTTCTTCCGGTTATCAACGCCGATAACAACTCTCGATGGCGGTAAAGAGGTTTTTGCATGGCACATCTCATACGATCTGGCGCAGGACATGATTTTGAATCGTGCATGGACAGGCAAAACCGGAACCGAGGCATTGCCGGATATTTTGCAGGCTGGCATATCCGAGACACGGTTTACGGGCACATCAGATATCAGTTTGGTCACAAATATGCGAATCGTCAGGACGTCTGTCCTTGGCGCGATCATAGAAGATCAGGATAATAGCTTTGTGAATCGCTGGGGCGGTGAAATAGAGCGCGATAACTTCACGGTTAATGTAAAAGAAATGTTGGGCGCAAATAAAGGCGTAACGATAGAATATCGCAAAAACCTTACAGGGTTGATTATCGAAGAAGACGATAACGAGGTTGCAAATCGGATTATCCCATCAGGTCTTGATGGAAACGATACGGTGATCATGCTACCGGAGGTTTACATCGACAGCGACTTGATAGGCGAAACGCCCATCCCTCATGTGAGGCACATCCATTTCAGCGATGTAAAAGTGGGCAAGAAAGACGAAGACGGCAACGTACTGTATGAGGATGCAGATGACGTCAAAGACAAGCTGCGTGAGCTTGTCGCCGAAATGTATGAACAGGGCGTCGATCTGCCGCTGAAAAGCGCGACGGTCGAATTCGTTGAGTTGTCTCAAACCGAGGAATATAAAGATTTTGTGATTCTTGAGACCGTTGAAATAGGCGACACCGTCAAATGCAAATACAAAACAACAATGCTTTCTCGAAGGGTAGTTTCATATGACTATGCTTCACTGACAAAAAAATACATCAATATTGTTCTGGGCAATGTTGTCCCAAAATTAGGCGATACATTATGGGCGCAGGATTTAGACATGTCGGCATTGAGCAATACCGTTTCCGGCAAACTGACAGAGGGCGAAATCTATTACGGCGTGGAAATAAACCACGAAAAAGGCATTTTAGCAACAGCCGAAATAGGAGGGAAAACCGTAGAGGTCAGAATGAACAGTGGGGATGGGTTCGCATTTTATGTAGATGATGTCTATATGGGCGGTACAAAACTTATCAACGGCGAGGTTGGATTTGTCGGAAACATATTGACAAACAATCCCAACGGAAATTGCTATGCGGTTATTGGTGAATATACAAGCGGCGGAGAAACACATCACGGTATATTTGTATATGACAAAGCCATATCCGCATCAGCGCCTGTTTTTCGCATTACGGCTTACGGCGATACTGATGCATATGGCATATCCGTTAGTGATAGAAACAATATTGAGCGTGTAGTGTTAGACGGAGAGGGGTCAACATATCTACGCGACACATATGGCGATATGCGTATTGTTGCAACAGAAGACGAAAGTTACCTTGAATACCTAGGAAACCTAATCGGCGTTGATTCTGGCGGTGCATACTATGAAAATTCAGGTTCCGAAAGGGTTCATTTTTAACGAGATCCACCGAACAGCACCAAAACATATCTATAAGGAGGCAACCACATGATAACTCAATATATAACTCTTGATTTCACAAGGCGGTATATAACGCCAATTAGTATTAACCAATACGAAGTAGATTCGCGCGACT